GCGCAGTGGCATTCGCCCCTACAAATATATTGGTATCAACCCCATTAACCTGTAGGTAGAGCCCGTGGCCAACCGCACTGGTAAAATTCCACGCGAGGCTGATCACAAACATCCCGGGAGTATTGAGTGTAAAGAATTTGTTCGTTACATCCTTGGTAAGGCCGCTATTTCTAATTTCGGTGTCAAACTGCAGTACTGTCCCCGTGGTAGTCACTGCTTGAGCAACACTATGCGTAAATGTACCACCACACGCGTGCAGGCCGGCGCGGCTCAGTTGGTCAACTTGATTTTGGGTGTTGACGAGGGCCCCGATTATCTTATTAGTTGTCAATTTCTAGTTGCACCTTTACTGACTCGTTGCCAGTGTCATCGTAATTAAGAATAACGTTGTTTATCTGCATGGTAATTACCTCGGTGATGAGGTCAACGGTGACTAGATCTCCGATAAAGTAGTGAAAACCGTACAAGTTAGACGGTGTTTGTTGGATGTCCACAAGTACAGTCTTGCGCTTCTTCACTGCTTCCTGCAATTTCAAATCGCCGTACGATGTCAGGTAGTCCAAGTTATTACCAGCGGCCGAAAGGTCAAAGAAAGCTTCACGGCTGTCTAATTCTGTCAATGCTGGATTAGGGCGAAAAGTACGGATTGTCGCATTCGCAGTACCTTGCCCGCGAACAATCGCTTGCGTGTAGTACTGCGTGTAGTCATCAGTGACTTCCAAGCTACCAATAGTACCGTTGTCCATTGAGAATCGTACAATCGCACTTCGATCAGTGGCCAATGTCGGACTTGCAGCATTGAACGTGTAGTCGTTTGTTGCACTGTTCCAGATGAACTCGAAGTCTACATTGCCCTGCAACGCGATCTCCTTAATAGCCGTCAGCACGTTTTTGTAGGAAAAGTCCGTTACAGTAAGGGTATTACCAAGGCCGGTAGTAGTAGCGGACACTCCTGAGATAAGCCCACTCACAGCTCTGTCCTTAATCCCGACTGTCACGGAATCCGCGCCTAAATTCTTTACAAGAATATCATTGATGATCGTACTTGCAGGTTTATTATTCCATTGAGTGTGATTGTTAAGGTCTTCATTGTATGCAATGATACGATACGAGAGTAAGTATTCCCATCCAAAGGCAACAATTCTCCATGTAGCTCGTTGGCCGTATGAAAGCGTTGTTTTTTGAATAAACCCGTTGAACTCTTTGTTTGCGGGGATTCCTAGCGCCGTGTCCTGCCGATATACCTCAATGCGTGCACCCTGCTGCATTGATGGAAATGACAACGAGTCATACGGTATAACCATGTCTAGCGTGTCGTACCCATTTACGACACGCCCTATGGTGACCAACTCTGCATCACTGCACGTTGTCTGAAGTACTCCGCTTGAATTATAGACAAAGATTGTGTATTCTACTGCCATGATTCCTCCTTAAATTCGCGTAATCTTAATGTGACCACTGCAGTTAAGGCTCGCACCTGAGTTTTGATAGAGAAACACCTGACATGAGTTTTCAACGGTGTACGGCGACGGAAAGTACGTTGTAAAAACGTACCTAGTTCGCACGCCTGTAGTCTGAGGATTCAACGAGGAAAGTGCGGTGTAAGACTGCTGAAAAGTTTCCGCAGGTGTGGCCGTAACAGCTGTAGCTATCTGCACAGCGCGGGAACCGGTTGTGTTGGTACCCCAGTCTACAATAATATCCCACAGATAACTACCGGGTTCTATAATTGAGATCGAAGGATTCCCTGCGGTAGAACCCAAGTTAAGTACACGAGTGTCAGTATTAAATGAGCTGTTTGCAACAAATTGGGTAGCCGTCGCGGTGGGGACTGCAGTAGTAGCCGCCGAGATATAACTGTACACTTGCGCGGGCAGCTGAGCGGTTTGAGCTAGCACCTGTCGGTATATGTACGAAAAAGACGTTAACACACCGCCCGTTACAAGGGCGCTAGCGATGCGAATATCGGTGGTGGTGTCGTAACTGGCGGTGGTTACTAATGCTAACCGACAAGTGCGAGCGGCGACAGTAGTTGTTGAGGCTCCGGTGCCTTCAGCGCGGACCACCGTTATGGCCGAAGCAGTGTTGTTGAGCCGTACAACAAGGAAATACGTACCGTTTGCTACACCCGTCAACACGAGGGTTAGCGGGGTAGTGTTTTCATAAAAGAAACCATTGTTAACACACGCCCCCGTTGCAACAGTAAGATTTGCCGTCCCAGTGCCTGAAACATTGAACTTGTTACCCGATAACAAGATTCCATTCCCAAGAGATTTTTGCCAAAAATTAACCATACGGTCGGAGTCGTAACCACCAGCCGTACCATCACCTTCACCCGTGGTCATGCCAATAGAGCGTTCTGCCATAGTCTGTTTTCTCCTTTTTTAAATTGAGGTGTATCGATTGTAGAAGGTTAGTGTTAGTACACTGCCGACATTTGCCGTTGAGCTGCTGACTGAGATGGTGTTAACTCCGCCCGCAGTGTTTGGGTCAATCCCCCACGTATTGAGGTTTGAGGATGCGGACATCAATCCTATGCAGTTAAAACCCAGATCGTCAGTAATTGTTTTTACCCCATACGACAAATCAACGGTATACGTTCGGTTTGCGGTAAGGGTCGAAAATTGGAGCGTTTTTCCTGTCGATACATTCGTTATGTTTAGTCCAGTTAAATCACTGACCCCTGCAACGATCGTTATGATAGGATACTCAACTGCACTTCCAACATAGGTAATATCAGTCGACTTGTTGAGACTAGCGCCGCCCATAGTCATTGGAACCAAAAACGGAATTGGCGTGGGCGTCCCCGTAATGGACTGAGAGATCGATACCACAACCGGATTGGAGTCATACCACATGGGGTCTGATGCACGGAGCGTAACACTTGTATTAATGTCGAAGTCTTGATAATCCAGACCCCCTAAATCTAGCCCACCTGCCACGTAGCAGTCGATTGAGCGTGAGTAGGCTGTGGTGGTACCGCTTATGGTGTAGCTGTAAACAACGGTCAGTGTTCCGGCGCTGTTGCCTACACGAAATATCTGCCCCAGCTTTTCGCAAGCGCGCAAATGGTCTACGTAATTATCGCATTGAATATGCAACGCTACACTGAGGACACGCGGATCGATACGATAGTCCACGTTCGTATCACCATTTTGCTGGGTACCACGTTTAACAATACGCGTAATTGGCGGAAGGCCAAACCCTTGATTCCCCATGTAGCCTAATGTTAGGCCCGTCGTCGCGTCGTACCCGTCCAGATTGTACGTGACGCCGTTTACCGTGTAGGTAATTGAAAAACTCGTTGACTCGTAGGTCATATTCGCAATAATCCTCCTTGCGCGGTTATGTAATCCTGCACATCTTTCAGCGGGTCTTTGCTATCGGGCGGCGTTGCGTAATTAAGCGTAATGTTGATCGTTTGCGAGACGGGAGCACCACCCGCAATCGGGCTGGTACCGCCAACACCACCCATAATCGGTTTTGGTCCGACGACCTGTCCGAATACGGGTTCGTTAAACGTGCGGTAATCTCTGCCGGCCGTTTTTAAGAAATCCTTGATCCACGAATCCATCGTGTTGATCGAGACGCCTTTGGGACCCGCGTAGTCATTAAGCGCATTGTACTCGCCAAGGTCGAGGAACTTATCAGAAAATGCAGTCTTAATACGATTCTTCACGTCGGTCTCTGTGGTTGTACCACCGCCACTGCCACCGCCACCAGTACCAGCGTCCTTATTGGCCTTGTTGATAGCAGCTAAAGCGGCAGCAACTGCGTTTAGAGAGACTCCAAGCGCACCCCATTGTGTAACCGTGCTTGCGGTTAGCGAGGCTGCCGCAGTGGACACGCCCCCCAAGATAGCTCCGATGTCGGTCGAGCCGAGCGCCGCGGCTGCGGTGCTTACACCCGAGAGCGAGTTAGCCAGCGTAGTATAACCGGCGACTTTTGCCATATCCACAGTGGTTAGGTTAGTTATTGACGAGCCGACTCCCGCTAACCCTGTGGCGGCCTTAGCGCTGTTAACCCCGATTGAGGCCATGCTCAGTGCAGTTGTGTTTAGTACGGCGCCAAGACCCGTGGTGCCTCCGTAGGTTTTGACGAGACTACCACCTACGGTGTCTAGTCCGTCTAGCGGGGTAGCCGTTAAAGCCGCTGCTTGACCGACTAAACCTAGTACGTCTACATTGGCCCCAAGTTTAGTGTTAAGATCGTTGATCGTGTCGATATTCTCAACTTGCTTCTCGTTAAGTTCGCTAAGACGCAGCATAGCCGTTGTGTGAGCATCGGCATACTGCTGAATACGCTCAGGATCTCTCGCTCGATCCAAGTCCTTCTGGGCCTTCCGCAGCGAGATTATAGAATCTTTTGCATCGATGTTCTTCCCGATTAGGTCTTCCGTGAGCTGGGCATCCTCGATCTGCAATTCATTACGCAATTCCTGCGTGAGGTTGCCCTTGGCTAATTGCGCCCTGACTGCTTTCTGTCGATTACCCATGCGGGTAATTTCGTTCGTGAGTAATTGGTTTGAGTAGTACGCGCGATCGGCCGCATTCTGATAGCTTTGGAGCGTATCTGGGTTTGTTGCATCCTCGAGAGCCTCACGGGTACGAGTAACGTCCCGCTGAGCTGACGCAATGCTGAGAAACGAGTTCCTTAAGCTATCAGTCGCAGTTTTAAGTTTGTCCTGATCTTGCTTCAGTTGATTGGCCGCAGAGGAGTTACCCTTGCTCGCTGCGGTACTGACATTGAGTGCGGTGGCCTGTTTCGTTGCGGCCCCTGTCATATCGCCATAAACCCGACTTAGTACATACTGCTCTGAAGCATTACCTTGCGATACGTAAGTATTCCCTCTGATTGCCATTGTGGCCGCTATTTGTGCGTCAGTATATCCTTGGAGTCTCAGCTGAGGAACTACCATGGCGGTATCTAACCACTGAAACCAACGAGCGGCATCTGCAGTGGCCTCTGCCACGCCGCCTAGCACCTTTGATAATTCGCTGTAGAAACGGATCACCGTCGGTTCTACTGCTTTACCGAGAGCCGCAGTAGCTTTATCTGTAGCATCTTGGAAATTTGACTGCGCCTGCGTGGCTGTATTCATCTGACTAGCCATCATGCCACCATAATCACCCTCCATCGCACTAATCAGTGTGGTAAGGTTCTGGTCGGCCGGTATGATACCTTTCGAGACCATATCCATCAACGCTTGTTGTGATACACCAGTTGCATCAGCGAGTAGTCGAAATGCTGGGATACCCAGTTCCTGAAGTTGCATCATCTCTTCAGTGGTAATTTTCCCTTTTGCCTGCATTTGCCCTAAAGCAAGGGTAATTCGGTTTACACCGTCTGCCCCCGTGCCAGTAGCAGAAGCTGCATCACCTATAGTGGTGATTATCCCCGGAATATCCTTAGCTGCGAAGCCCATGGCCAACAACTTTTGTGTACCTTGAGCAATATCGTCAAAAGTAAAGGGAGTCCGAGCCGCAAGGTCCTCCATCGTCTTAAATAGCTCGTTACCGATTACTTGGGAATCGGTCATCAAGCCCAAAGACTTGCGGACATTTTCAAACTTGTCATTTAGAATAGCGGCATTAGTTGCGGCTTCAAATATCCTAGTGCCAGTTGCTAGGAGTGCCCCGGCGGCAGCTGTAATCCCTGCCGCTTTACCACCAATCCCTCCAAGGGCTGAACCGAGGCCAGCGCTCGCGTCTTTAGCCTGTTTCGCGGACTTACCTACACCGTCAATAGAAACTGCAACTTTATTAGCTGTTGCAGAAGCGTCATCCTGAGATATAAAACGGATGACTACGTCATTGGCCATTTCTTATTTCCTCCTAGTTGGTTGTGTAGTCTCCCGTTTCTTCGCAGAGACTTTCTGCTCCACACGCATTATGTTTTCCCATCGGAGTAGTACTGCCAGCGGTGGTAGCTGATCTGGACGGCACTGCATTTTCATGCACCAGTAGTAGGAGCGGTACTCAGGCGGCTGTGGCCCATCAGTCCAGAAGTAGGCGTACAGCCGCTTGGTCAGTTTGGGTCGTTAGACGCAGTGATTAACGCG